TATTTCGTTAATCATACGACAGTATTCTCCTTTTATATCATCTACAATATCCTTACTTAGGTATATGTATGGAGTGGTTCGTTGGTGCTTTGATAAGCCATAGTAGTTTTCCACTTCAACTATATACTTTTCAACATACTCAACAATTTGTTTTCTTGTAACTTTTGTTTTCTTCATAACCTTTTTTATTTTTTATTTGTTTTTAATTTTGTCTTCCCAGTTTCGAAAAGTTATATTCCCTCTTAAATAAGCTTCTTTTTCTATATCCTGTAAATGGTCATCTTCATTTGTATTTGAGGTTTGGATATCTCCTAATCGTCCTTCTATATTTTGCATGTGGTGAATCATTTCGTGAGTGAATGATCTACACACATCTTTTGGATGTCTTCCCATTACATATAATACTACTTCTTTATCTCCTGGATTGTAATAGGCTGTTTTACCAAAAAAGTCACCTGCTTCTTGCTCGTCATATCTTATCTTTACTTCTGGAAGTGGTTGAATATTCATACCCTGATCCAGCATATATTCTAGGATTGATCCTATATATGGAGTGTAGTTAAATTTCTCTTGCTGTACTCCTTCTGGTAATTGCTTTTGGTATGGTGTTCCGTCAAAACTTACATCTGAGTATGTTTTAATATAAATGTCGATTCTATCCTGATTGAATACTATTGTATATTTGTCTGGATCAATTGTTGCTTTTAGGTCGTCATAAAGATGCTCTAAAGAAGCTCTATCTTTTGATGGAATTGCTCCTCCTGGTGTTATTGCTGTTCCTGATGATCCTTCTTTTACTGTCTTTGTTTTCTTTGGAAAGAAACTTTCAAATACCTCATCAACTGCAGTTAGCATTTTATCTTCAACTGAATCCTTTTTCTGTGGTGTTACAATATTTACAATTGCTTGTTTATCTTCCTTTGATACTACTGATGGAATCCATTTACCGGATAATAGAAATTCCTCTGATTGCCTAATATCTGTTGCTGAGAATTTGCTATCTTCTTTGTCTACTATGACTGGAAGTTCTTTTACTTCTACATTTTGATAATTACCTTTTTGCTTCTGCTTCTCTATGCCTGTGAATTTTTTCATTTCATCAGCCATTGCTCCAGTTATAATATTTGTAACTTTATCTTGATTTGCATCAATCCATTCGTATGTATCTAAGATTGGAGTTACTTTACTAATAACAACCTCTACTGGTACGTCTAAGTATTTTGCGTATATTTCCCAAATTGCTTTGGATTGTTGTGCTGTAATTTTTACTCCTTCTCTGATTTTTGGTCCGATAAAGATTATAATTTTATCTGCTTTAGTAGAAAGAAATCTAGCATTCTCAAAGTGAGCAAGATGTGGTGGTTTGAATCCTCCAGCATAAAGTGCTACAATTTCAGATCCATCATCTAATGCTTCCGATAGTAGTTGGTTTACTTTTTCCAATGCTGCTTCTTTATCTGCTCCTTTTGGTGTTCCTACTTCTCCTGCTCCTATTACTAGCATTGATTTAAAAGTTCCTTTAATCCTATTTTTAGATCTTTGGCTTTTCCACTGCTTACTAGCTAATTGAGTTAGTAGTTCCTTAAATGAGCCATTTATGTTGTAATTACTAAATAATGTTTCAACGTCAGACCATTTATAAGACATCCAGATATCCCTTCTTGCTACTTCTTTGAAGTTATCTAATGTAACAATTCGTAAAGTAAGTCCTTTTGATGATAGTGTAAATTCGTACTCTTGGTTCTCTTCTAATGGTGGTACGTCCTTTATTGCTAATCTTTGGAATATGCTATTAGGATCTTCCTCAATACACATTGTTTTTGCTAGTCCTATCAATAGGGCTTGCTTTGGGCCAGGTATATCTAAGAAAGAAGTTCTGTATGTTGATTCTTCTTCTGAGGAAACGATCATATTATCAATCTGAACTGTCAGGTCTGGGAATCCTTCTATGTGATACTGTGTGATTACAATGTCTCCTGTTCCTGCTGTTTTCTTACCTGTATGTCTTCCTGCTCTAAAAGGTACTGTTATGTCGTCTGAAAGAGAATTAAGATACGCTGCAAAATCAGCTTTTATCTTTTTCATGTCGGCTCTATCCCCTTCTAGTTCTATTACTAGATCAATATCACCATGTCCTTCTGGTTTTTCGTGTCCTCCTACTACATCTCCATTTTCGTCTTTTGGAATGATATTATAAGATCCTGTTATTTTAGCACTCTTAAAGGTTGGATATTTTTTTAATACCTTATCTATAAACGATTGCACTGTAGCTTTCACTGCAGAACTTGGTATTCTATTTGCTCCTATCGATCCTGACATATTATGCTGTTTTGTATTTTACTAAATTTGAATCATCCGGTAAGAATTTACCTGTAAATCCTAATCTTTTTTGGTTATCAATCCAATATTGTTGTAAATCTTCTGGAATGTCTGCTCTTGTACTTTCCATTATCTTTAAGTAAACATCAAAAATTCCATGTAAATCTTGTTCAGATAGATTGCTTCTTAGAGCATCCATTACATCGAAATAATTTGCTACAGAATCTTTTGTAAGATTTAATCCGTATCTGTTATTTAATACTTCAATTGCTTGTTGAGGTGTTGTTGCAACTACTTCTCCTGTGTCTTTTCTTTTTACTCCATTTGCATGAGAGAATGTATATCCTCCATATGAAAACATTGCTACTAATAGCTGTGTTCTATGAAGTCCTTTTACGTTGCCTTTGTATACTGCTGAGTAATGTGAGAATTCTAACCAATCTACATCGCCAATGTTAATGTCAATTTGTACGCTGGTTCCTAATCTTTCTCCTGCTTCGTTAAATTGTGGAGCCATTAGAAACAGTTGACCAGATCCAGCACCTTTCATATCGGGTACAATATCTGTATCTGAATTTTGTATTATCTCAGCTGCTGCAACCACTACAGCCCTTCTCATTAGCTGTTCGTCAGAAGCTGTTCTAGCTCTTTTCTTAAATGCTACAAATAAGTCTTGAACGTGTTTTTCATCCAATCCCCAATCATTTATATCATCAAAAGACGACCCAGCAAGTACTAGGTCGATATCTCCTGATATATCTTTTTTACCTACAGATCCTATGGTTTTTATTCCTGTAAAATGTGCATGTGCTTTTGGGAATATCTTTTTAAATTCTCTAAAAAATTCCAATAGAGTTGGTTTTATATCCTCTCTTCTTATTGACGCTGTAGTTCCAAATACGTTTCCTCCCATTTTATCTATTTATTGTTCCTAAAGATACGCACAATATATCTATTATGCAACTATTATATTAAATAAATAGTACTAAAGTTTGATAGTAGTTGGATATGATGTGAACTTTGGTTCTGTTGTTGGATAATCTAGTTCGTATAATCTGTATATTAATTTGAATAATTCAAAGTTTTTTTCTATATCGTCAATCACTTTCAATTCCCATCCTTTACCCTGAATCTTTTTGCCTGCTTTATCTTCTCCTCGAGTAGCTGCTTTTAGCCAAAGGATTGCTGTTCTATCAATTTTAATTCCTTTCGTTTCTTCTATAGATTTTGCATAAGCTGCTAGTTGTAAGTCGTATGATTTATGTAGATGGTTTGATGTCTTAAAATCAATAAGCCAAATCTCTCCATTTATTTTTACAACTATATCAGCTGTTCCTGCATATTTGTGAGTATCTGAATAGGTAAATTCTTCTGTAAATATTAGTTCTGGTTTTGCTTGTGCCCAAAATTCTTTGAATTTGATAACCATTCCCCATACTAATTCGTTGTACCTGGCATTACCATAATCATCCATCCAAGCAATTTCTTTTCCTTCTAGTAGCTCTTCGATTGCATTGTGGACTTGAGTGCCTTCATCTCCAGCTTTTCTCATTATAATGTCCGAGTTGTGTCCTACATCTTTTAACCAAGTTTCAAAGAACTTATTCTTTGGCATGTGTTGTAAAATTGAAGTAACTGAAGGGTAGTATACTCCTTCTGATCGTTGATAAACTCTTCTGTCTAAGAAGTTAATCTGTTTAAGTTCAGGTTTGAAATCTAACCTCTTCTTAGCATGTTCCGATAGAACATTGGTTCCTTTGTTAATCATGTTATGATAGTTTATAGCGAATTAATTTTCCTAAGTCCATCTCTTCAGCTTGTTGTACGTGGTGAGTAAAATTTACAAATCCCATCTCACTTGGATCTTTATCTTGCATATCTACTAGATATACTTTTTTTCCCATATTCAAAAACTGCTCTACATATTGCAAAGCTTTTTTTAATGCATCCCTGTCAAGGGCTATATAGATATCCTCTACAGTACTTGATACTATTCTCTTTATCAGGGCTTTTGATATTGTCTTTCCTAGTATTGGTACTGCATTTCTTTTTACTGCTATTGCATCAAATACTCCCTCTACTAATATAATTGGTTGGGACCAGTTAATTAGATTCTCAAACCCTATTATATCTTTTGAGCATTCTGGGTTCCTGTATTTGTGGTATGCATCCTCAAATGTCCTTGCTACAAAGAAGTTTAATTGGTTATTTTCTCCATAAGAGGGTACAATTATTCTTCCTGTATATTGTCCTGAGGTGCAATATCCTATATTGTATTTTAGAAAATCTCTGTCTGTAAATCCTCTTTTATATAAATATCGTTTTACTTTATTTGCTATAATGGAAGTTGTTGTTGCTGTGTATAGTGGTTGAAATTCTTTTGGTAGTTCTACTGTAGATGTAGGTGCATATCCTACCTCATCTCCTTTTCTTACATACTTAAGTATTTCGTATGCTTGTTCAGCTGGTATTTGTAGTTGTTTTAGTAGTGATTTTATTGTACGTCCTTTAAATCCACATACCCAACATTCAAATGGATTTTGTCCATTTTCGTCTGTATGAAGATTTACTTCTAGTTTTGGTTTGTGGTGATTGCACTTAGGACAGTTAAATGCATAGTTTTCTCTTGCCCTTTTGTGGGATTTACCAAGTATGTTCTCTAGATAACCAAGTAGTATAGGACTTTCCATAACCATAAGATACAAAAAAAGACTTGAATAAACAAGCCTTTCTTTCTTTTTAATTAACTGTTCTTAGCTATCTTGACTTCTATCTTCAATTTTATTATATACCTTTTGAGCAATAACTGCTAATATCATCCCTACAATAGCTCCTATTACTATTTCTGGTGTATGTGAAGGATTTGGAGCTCCCATAATAATTTCTTGAGCAGTATATACAGCATCTCCCATAGAGCCAATAATGTTACCAAGTATTCCTCCTCCTATAAGTCCTATAATTGGTGATGCTGAGAAGTCTGGTTCTGTGAGCCTCTCTGCTATCTCTTGTGACTTCTTTGCCATTACTAAAGCTAACTTCTGTACAAGATTGCTATCTACATTTTCTGATAGTTCTGTAGTATTAATTCCTGCTTTTGCTAATACGCTTTTTAGTTGCTCTAATGCTTTGGGATCTTTTGCTATAGCATCCGCAGCTTTAGTTATAGCAGGATCGTTTTCTAACTTACGTGCTGCCTGTACTGCTCCTGCAGCTGCTGCTTCTGGTGAGATTTCCTGATTCTCCTCAGCTAGTATTTTTGAATTACTAGTTAATTTATTCTCTACTAAGAATTTTTTTAAGTCAAATGTGTTTTTCATTTTTTATTTTTGTATGTATTAGTATTATACAGTCATGTGTGATAATTCTCCTGGTCTTGCTTGGCCTGGTGATGTTATGTCTTTTCGTGTCAATTGGTATGAATTTACTTGTTTATTATTTTTATCTAGTACCATTATTCCATCTCCTACTTCCATTGGTTTTGGAGCAATTTTTAAAAAAGATGGGTAGTTCTCTTGTTTAGGTTCTGCTTTTAAAAATATTTGATATTCTGGTTTGTCTGAGTACATGTATACTAATCTGTAGCTGTATTCGGTAGGCATTGGAATTGCTCTCCACTTTTCTGGTTTTAATTGTCTAAGTTGGTCTCCTTCGCTAATAGACTGCTCTCCTGGAATGATTACTGCAAATTTACCTCCCCATTCAGATGCTCTTGGAATATTTGGGTCTCCGGGGAATGCCGATAGTACTATATATTCGTTTGGAATTACTGCTCCTGCTTCATCTTTTTTAGGTCTAACAATTACTGTTAATTCATTAGATGTAAATTGTGATAATAGAGCTGTTGTTGTTACAGATGGTACTTTTACTCTATTTGGTCCTTCAACTTTTTCTACTTCTCCTTGTTTTGCTCCAGGAAGTTTTAATGCTTGAGCTAGTGGTAATACTAAGTTATATCCAATACCTGGTGATGATACTGTTAAGGTTCCTGTAGAGTTCGCTACTTGGTCTATGTTTTTAGCTCCGTCTACAATCTGCTGTACAGTTTTCATAACTGTATTAATAGGTTTTGCAAAGATTGATCCTTGACCTGGTTTAATATGAACGTCTGCCAGTTTTCCTTTTAGCCATTCAGGTACTTCTACTGCTTCTGATAATATCTTAGAGTTGTAGGTTAATTTATTCTCTACTAAGAATTTTTTTAAATCAAAATTATCCACTATGTATATTTTTATTTTTTAATTAGTGTAATTCTTGTGAAAGGCTGTCCGTTACAGTACTTAATCCTGCCTTAAGCTCCTCGTGTGCATCATGAGGTTTTAGGTGGGATATTTTCGTAACCATTCCTAGTATATTAAATCCTGCTATTGCGAATCCTTTTAATCCTGCATGTTGTACTACACCTCCTACTGCACTTGCTACTGAAGACATTGATGCAGTTGCTGAACCTGCTGCTCCTGCTCCTGCTACTATAAATGGGTATAGAAATATTACAAGTTTTATTATACCTATTATTATAAGTATTATTAATAGTATTTTATATATCTTTGCTGCTCTTGGCATTTCTGCCTCGATTGCTTCTTGGCCTGGCTTCAGTGACTTTTTTTTCCAAGCAGCCATTATATATGCTATGGATTTAGGTCCTAACCATTTGGCAAATGTCTCTACTGCTCTTTTTAGTTTATCAGTCCAATCGTTCTGGGATTTTGCAAAAGATGGAAAGAGTTTTTCTGCAATCTTTTTAACTTTTTCAGATAACCACTTCCCTACATCTGTTGAGGTGAGTAAATCTTTTACGCTACCTATGACAGTAAGGACGTTATCTATCCAAGAAATCCCTGTAGCACCTTCTTTTATTTGCCTTTCAGATGCTAAATGTTTTTTTAATCCTGAGTAAAATTCAAGATTTAGTATCATCTCTGTTTGAAGGTTGTTGTTTGTCTTAGCTTCAGAAATTGTAGTATTTTGATTACTTTCCAGTACCATTCTAAGTACTGAGTACTTCTCTTCTTTAGTTAGCATTTTGTTGTAATTTTTTAATAAGTTGTTCGTTTTGTTTTACTAGAGTAAGTGTTTTTAATATTGATTTTCTGCTCTTATTATTCCTTGTTTTTTGAGGAGAGCTATGTGATACTTTTGCCATTATACGTCTATTACTTTAATTCTACCTCTTCTATCCTGCATTAAATTATCCATTTTAATGGAACCACCTGGTCCTTCTAAATCTGGGTATATTCCTAGCATGTCTGCTTCTTCTAGTATTTCTTCAATTGGAACATCCTGTTCAGATCCTGTAAATGGTTGTAGGTCTTCCATTGTAATGATTCCTAGTTTAGCATTTATAACCTCTACATCGTATATGTAAACGAAGTATTTAGTTCTTTGTTTTTTTATTTGCTGTGCATCTTCTAATTCTTCTGAATCGGTAGTTACTTTTACAACTTTATCTCCTACTTTAAATACTACTCCATAATCCCCTTCTCCTAAATATTTTCCTCCTTGGTCAATGATATCGTTTACAAGTTGTTGGTATTCGTGAGTTGGATCTAGGATCTCTTTTAGTATTTTAGTAATACTAATCATTATCTTCTTTTAGACTGCACTTTTTCAACGAAGCCTTCTATCTCTCTTTTTGCTCTTTCGAGTGGAATTCCAGTCTCTACCATGTAGTCTAGTAAATACTCGTCTGTTAGTTGTGATAATTGTATACTTCCCATACTCTGCTTAAAGTTTGGCAGTCTTAGTGTAAGGCTCACCTTTCCATCTTGATAGATTGTAGCTTCTATCATTTCATTTTTTGAGTATACATTTGTGCTGTATCCTGGTGATGAGGCTGATTCTTTCACTTTAGTAGTATTCCTATCTTTACCATACTTTGGTATTCCTCCTTTAAGTATCGTAGCTACGTTCTTCTTATTTGCTTTGTCTAGTATCCTATGTCCGTTTGCTGCATCGCCTTTCATTACTTCTAGGATTATTTCTCTTAATTGTGATCTTTTCATGTTGGTATTTTTATATAAATAGATGTTAAAATTCTAATATCTTTAAATCTAAATCTCCTGTTCCTTTTATTAGTCGGTGGTAAGTATCTTTTGCAATAAAGATTGTATTTTGAAGTTGTTGTGGTATTGTATCCTCTAGTTGAAATTGCCAATCTGTATCTCCTATTACCGTAACTTCTCTATCCTCCCTATCTCTATGCCAAACTAATTCTTCCTCATCTATATCCTGTGTAAATTTTCTATAAATGAAGTCAAATGTTTTTAGTTCCTGGTAAGGTTTAGTTTGCTCAATCATTCTAATGCTTGCTTATGCTAGAAATCTTAACTTGTATTTAGTTGATTCTATTAATTGCGTTACATTATCAATTTGATTTTGTAAGTACGAATCTTGTATATCCTGTCTTAGTATATCCACTACTTCTCCTAACTGCATAAAATATGTAACTACTTGAATATTATCTGTATAGTTTTTTATAGGCAAATTGGTATAGTTTACTACAATTCCATACTTACCTTGATATGATTCAATTAATCCATCCACTATGTCAATAATACCGTCATAGTAATCATTTAGTGCTTTGTGTTCTGCAAACGATTTAGTTTGTAGATGAAATACGTGTACCTGTGTTCTTGAATGAAACAGACATGATACCATCTTTGTAAAATTTTCCATTATTGTTTTTTATATAAATATTACCAATATCCACTAAAGTTTTTTGCTCCTCCTAATGATTTCCAATATCTTCCTATGTTGCATGACCAGTATCCTGGACTTGTTCTGTCTTTTTTCATAGCGCATTTATGTCTTGCTGCAAATGCCGCTCTTGCTCCTGGTTCATTTAGTTTAACTGTTAAGTTTCCTGAATCACCAAAACTAACTTTCTTTATATTTTTAGTTTTTGGATCTTTGACATAAACATAGAACTTTTTAGGTCCTCCTCTTTTAGGTTTGTTTAATTGTACATCCTGTCCTTTGTGCTTTGCTTCATTTATTTTAATGAGATCGAAGTAATCCCAAAATTGAAATATTTTAGCAAATTGATCGTAGTTGTCTGGAAATACTATTGTTTGTCCTGAATATGAGGTTGGTTTTAAAATTACTTTGTTATCTGTGATATCTACAATTCGTAGCTGATTGTTATCTCTATCAGTAACGGTCATGTTTCTTCTAATATTACCACCTTGTTCTCCAGCTCTAGGAAGTGTTGTATTTTCCTCCTCATAAACCATTGGAAGATCTAGGGGTACTTTTTGTCCCTCAAACATTCCATACTCACCTATATTTGTTTCTTCTAGTAAAATCCTATCTGCTTCGCATAGTTGTAAAAAACCGTTTCTATGAAGAGTTCTTGCTTCAGTGAATAGTTCCAAGAATGCGTTAGAGGAATACCTGTAGATATTCTCAGATAAAGGGAGTTTGTGCTTTAAATGGTAGTTAAGTCCTGGTGTTGTATCAACTAGTAAGTTAAGTAGTTTTATCATATCTATTCTATTCTAGCGGTAGATGCTGTATCGATTTTACCACCACCTATTACAGGTTTTCCACCTTTCATTTTTTCAATGCTTTTTAAATGACCACTTCCTACAAAATATACTCCTGGACCTGCTTTATTTATTAGCCAGTTATCTCGGATATCTGTTTCTCTTTTTGCCATTTTCCCTGCATTTGTTGAATACTTGTTGTAGTGTACTTCCTTTCCATTAGGTAGTGTAATAATACCATCCCCATTACCCCACATTAAATTCTCTCCTTTATCTACAAAGTCTTGTAGATTCTTTCTTGTAACTGGTTGTTTTGATAGTGCTAAAAAATCTACTCCTTCCTGGCCTACTTCTTTTAAAAACTTTTCTAAATCTTTTGCTGATAGTCCTAATCCTGGTTCTGTATAATCATCAAATGTTCTTGATAGTAGATCAAAAATTGTATCATCTTTTTTTACTTTTTTCATTAAAGTAGGTACTCTTTTGTTTTCTGTTGGATTTGAAAACAGTGTAGCGAGATATGCATATTTTTCTTCTTTTGGAATTTCTATTTTTTGATCCCAGGAGCCTTTATACTTTGCTTTTGCATCTACCAATGCTTTGTATACTTCTGATGACATTACTCCTTTGTTGTGCTCTATACCTATACCTTCTCCATAATATCCATTCGACTTGCCTGCTGCTACAATCTTGTCTATTAAGTCTTGTGATAATTCTACAGGATCGTGGTGATTATCTCCTACTAGTATTTTACCATTTCCAAAATCTATAACACCTTGAGGAGCTTTATTCGATCCTTCAAGTACTTCTTTTAGTAATTGTAGTAATTTTATCATAAGAAATCCTTTTTAAAGAAACGACCAGATATGTTGTCGTTATAATAAATAGAGTCGGGTTCTATCACCCCTTTCATATATAGGTATTTATCCTCGTAATATGTCAACTGCTTCTTTGTTGGAACAAACATAAGAATTTCTCTTGTGAATTCCAAATGTTTTTTATCTTTTATTTGTTGCTTAATTTCTGGATGGGACCCATAATATGTTTTCCAATCTGTTTCCTTTATTATAGTTTTCTTTTTGGATAACCTCTTATCTGTTTGAAGAGCAAGTTCTTTTTTACCTAAAGGTTTTTTTGTAATAGAAATTAGTTGTTTTCTTCCTAGGTACTTTCTACCACTTGCAATATGTGTTACTTCATAGATAAACCCGAATGTTGATTCGGGCATATCTGTAAGTTCTTTTATTTCTTTATTTTGATATAACCACATATTGTATTAATTATCTAACTGTTTCCAAGTTCCATTTAAGAAACAATAGATGTGCTGATTTGCTCCTGATCCAGATACTATAACCATACCTGCAGAAGAGGGTGGTAATGTTGTTCTTGGTGTAAGCACTAGTATATCGTTTATTTTTACTGAACCTGTTATCTCTACTACTCCATCACCAGCCGATCCGTAAGCATATATTAAATTTGATCTAGTGTTATCTGCTGCTCCATTTCCATGTATAAAAGCTCCTTGTACTGATGATGAAATGTTATATTGCCCTTGCACGTGTTGATAGCTACCACTAGCAACAGTGCCTAACCCCTCGGCATGTGAACCTTCACCACTTGCTGTTACAGATGACCCCTCAGCATGTGAAAATCTTCCACTTGC